GTACCAGCACTAGCGTCTGTACCGAAGCTGCTCATAGACTGAACATTACCAGCGGCATTCAAAATATCGACCTTAGACTCACCGAAAAGCAACATCATTTCACGTTGGTTCATGAATCTCTTACGAGTATCCATCTCACCCTTCACGTACCATCTGAAGTCACCTCCACCTACGTCTACCCATCCGATGTTAGTGGCTTGTGAGCCATTCACCTCGTAAGTCTCCTTAGTGATGATGTATGGGTTTGTGAATCTTCTCAGACCAGGGCTGTAAAAGCTAGATGGTTGATCCGACCCTTGAGGGTAGATGTTACCGATGATCGCCATGTTTGTGTCTGCGATATCATCTGGAAGAGCTCCCCCGTCCATAGTGATAACCTCGTAACGATCTGGGGCAGACCCAGTAGAAGCGGTAACGCTTGTGACGATAAATCTAACACCGCCATTGGTCAAAACAACGTCGTTTACACGAAGCTGAGTTGGGCCGCTGTTTCCGTTTCCACCAATCAAGATGCTTTCAGCTGCTCCGCCAGTCTTGTCGTAGGTACCCTTAAAGGTTTTGTGAAGGCGACCTTCTTCCCACCACTGTACTTAGTCAGCAGTTCCAGCGTTATTAGTAGCGCCAGTCATTTCCAAGAATCCAGTGATACCTTGATCACCGTAAGTGCTTACCAACAAGTCTCTGTTGTCAGGCTTTGTTGGGTCCAACAAGTCACCCAAAGAGATGTACTTGTCTGGAGTTGTTTTTAGAGTAGAGGCAGCAAAATTAGAACCTGTAGCTCCAATAGTTGCCCCCGCCCTTGTGTTTGCAGTAGCCATAACTATACAATTTTTTTAGTTTTAAGAAAAGAATTTCATGCCCGAATCACCCATCAGCGCTTCTCTTAATTGTTGCGTCAGGGGGTCTGGACCATTGTTTTGATTGCTACCCTGATTTGGTGAAGTTGGAGTTGCGTTTGCTGCGTTCTGCACTACCGATCGTTGAGCGTCTGCCATACCCTGTCTGTAAACAGACTGGATAATCTTGTCCGCGTTGTCGATCAAAGCTCTGTGCATGTTGAGCGTATCGTAATCCCAGCTACCGTCTTCTCTCACGTATGGATCGAAGAACTCATCAAGGCGAGCATTCTTCTCAGCAAGCTGACCCTTGTATCTATCGTCCATGCCAAACGTGAAGCTTCTTCCATTTCCGAGATCAAATTCAATCCCTTCCATAGAGTCCAACTCCTCGGACATGCCCGAAATCCAAGACTCATCAATTATTGACTCCGACTCTACAGATTCTAGCTCTGGGGCCTGATATTGCAATCGCATCTCATCGATGCCCCTTCGCGCATTCTCTGCGTCGATTTTCATTTGCAGTTGCGAAAGCTTCACCTCTTCTTCTGAGTTAAGATCGGGATCGAGCTTGTACTTGCTAGAGACCAACATGCCGATTTCATCTTGAGAAAGGTTTGGGTACTCAGTTGCCATCTGTACCTGAATAGCAGTCATGTCATCCATTTCGGAAGGGTTCAACTGCTGATAAATAAACCAATCTTGTGGATCACGACCCGTATCTTGTACGAAGTTCGCAATCGCTTCGATCCGCTCGTCGAGCTCTCTTTGCTCCTGCTCTTGCACTTGAAGATCATCTAAAGAACCGATGTTTCTCCCAAGCTTTTCGCTAAGGAACTCGAACACCGCTGTGTCGAGATCTTCTTGTGCATATTCTGGTTGAGCCTCTGGCTGTACATCCGTTGGCTCTTCAGTAATTTCTTGTTGTACCTCTGGAACAGCTTCCTCGATAGGCTGTTGTTCTTGAGGTTGTTGTGCTGACAACACTTCTTCTTCTGTTACGAAGGTAAAGCTAGGTGTCGATTCTGGTGCAGAAGCGGGAGCACCTTGCTCCATCGCCTCTACGGGTTGTGTATTCTCTTCCATTAAATTAAGATTGATTTATTATCCAAAGTAGCAGATGATGCCAGCTGTAGTTCCAGCCGCCGCAAGGCTAACCTGAGTCCACTTCCCATAAACGGTTAAACCTTTTGGGAATACCGTGGAGTCGATGATCGCTTCTCCATTATTAGCAGTGTCAAGAGATGCCCCCACATTAATGTGGTTGAACGAAGCGTCCAGGTTGATAGTCCCCGCTGCTGTTAATACGTCAAGCGTCAAGTCTTCCAAGAATGTAATCGCAACAATATGTCTTCCACTAGGTGGTTTAACGGTGTGACCAATAGTATTGCTATACGAACTGCCTAGCTGTCCAAATGCAATTAAGTCTGAATCGCCTTGTCTCATATTTGTTTATTTTAAATGCAAATGTAACGATTATTTCTTCTTGCCTTTTCCAGCGCGGATCTTCGCGGCTTCCTTTCTGCCGAACTCACTCTTCACCCTAGCCATCGCCCAGGCGTGTTGAGAAACCTTCGGTCTGTTTCCAGAAGACATATATGCAGCTAGACCTCTACGATACACTTGTTTCTGTGCAGCGTCAAGCCCAGACATACCTCCGCCTTTTTTCTTCTTGGCCTTCATTACATTCCGAGCATTTTCTTCGCTCGTGCTCTTTGCTTTGGATCTTTCAACAAAGCTGACATCAAGCTGCCGCCATCCTTAAACTCCTTGCCACCGTACATGTACATAGGCTTCTTGTGCTTACCGCCATGCTTCATCATAGCCTTCTTGAGCATGCCACCTCCTGGCATTTTCTTAACTGGCTTCATCATGCCGCCAGCCATCATTTTCTTCTTACCGTGGTCCATAGTTTTATTTTTTAAAAGTTATATCTTATCTCGTTGAGCCATCAGCCTTTTGAGCCTAGCTGCTACAGCTGGAGGGAATCCTTTCTTCTTTCTTTTAGCTTTTGTCCCTCTATGCTTTTTATATATGGCGCTGATCTCAGCCATAAGCTTCTTTCTCTTGCCTACGTCCGAACTACCACGAGTGTACTTAGGATTGAACTTCATCCCTTGCTTCGCGGACTTAGGCTTCTTACCTGCCTTCTTCATAGCGATAGCAATCGCTGCTTGCTGTGCTGGAGACTTCGCCATTACTTCTTCTTTGGGTGATCAGCCATTTTGAACGTAGCCTTCTTCACGGCACCAGGATGTGGTACGTAGTCGCCTTTCATAAGATAATATCTACCACCCTCTTCCATCCAGTGAAAACCCTTCGGAGGATCGATAGACATCTTTCGGTTTGTTACGGTAAACTTCCCGCCTTTTTTGTACTTAGCTACTTTCATCACCACTTAGATTTATTAGCCCAGTACGCTGCACTCATCTTGCCCTTGGCGATGTTGCGTCTGTGTCTAGCCTTGAAGCTGGCTCTCTTCTTTTTCATCCTGTCGCTCTCTCCAGCTTTTGGCTTACCTGCTGTCTTCGCCCCTTGCTGACCGTAACGTATAAGCTTTACTTTGTTTCCTTCTTTGGCTAACACTATGTGAGACTTCTTAGGATGCTGTGGAGTTCTCTTGGGTTTGTTCACCCCAGATAATCCGTGCTTCTTAAGAAGATTCTTAACCCTAGTATTAGACATTTAGCAAAGATAATAAAAACAAAAGTGTCAGGTAAATCTGTTCTTTAGTGCATTGTAGTTCTGTGTAACCTCATCTGCGGAGAGAGCTTTATTGTAAATCATAGCGCAGTACACGTTTCCATTCCAGAAGGAATTAGAATAACTGTCCCCTCTGTTGCCAATCTGAAGTGGTTTGTCTCCTATGTACTGAGTAGCAGGTATGGAAGATGTATTACTCGCTATCTCAGAAGTATCTTTGTAAAGTTTTAGGTGGGTAGAAGCTGAGTACACACCAGTAAGCATAAAGGGAGCGCTCGTGGTGTCTGTATGGCTAGCAGTTGCGTTTACAAGCGTAGTAGAATTAGAAGCTATACTAAATCTAAACTGAGTCGTGTTACAACCCATGAAGTAACCTCTATTGCCAGAAGAACCAAGCACACCAATTATGCCGATACTTGATGACGCGCTCTGACCCTTTGCCCAAACCAGCAAAGTCATTGAGCCAGTAGACTTAAAAGAAGAATTATCGGGGAAGTCTGTCCTGTCGTTTGAGCCGTCAAAGTCGATGCTTCCGCCATTAGCAGAGTCAAAGCTAGGGCCGTTGTATAGCGTGCCTATGTTGGAGGACACCATGTCCGTCCATGTAGTCCCAGATCCTGGATAGCTATTTGCATTACTAGCATCTACATAAAACACCAACCCATCTTCGACAACGCTATTTCGATTCTTTACACTCATGCGAAACGGTTTTTGAGCGCGTTGTAGTTCTGGAGGATTTCGTCATTAGACAGAGCTTTTGTGTATAACTGTACACAAGCTATATCACCTTCAAAGTAACCGTCAGTGGTGTCATTTCTGCCGCCTATCTCTAGGTTATTTGTTGTATCGGAATTTATAGTGTCTAGGGTTATTGAAGTGGTTGCATTAACCGACCCGTTTAAATAAGACGTCAGAGTGTTTGTAGTGTACTTTAAACAAACGTAGTACCAGGTGTTAGTGGAAAGCCCAGTAAAAGTAGAGTCTACATTTGCGGCTGAAGCAGTGCTGTTTCTTGTAAACGTTTGAATTACACCGCTCCCAAAAGTCCTTACGCCAAATCCCGTTGCTCCCGTGGACTGATCAAGTATAGAACCGCCAAAGCCCGAAGAGGGCGCAAAAGCAGTAACTCTAACCCAAAGGCAATAAGTTACATCTATAGAGCCAGTAGCGTCATACGTAGTGGCAACGTGATCGTTAGTTCCATCGAAAGAAAAATACCCTCCGTTATTTGAGCTGTATGTAGGCGCGTTGGTTAACGTTGCTGTTGCACTCCCAGAAAGATTTGCCCAATCAGTACCAGATCCAGGATAACTATTACTGTTAGCTGCATCCACGTAGAACACCAACCCATCCGTCACTATACTTCTCCCGTAGCCGTAACTCATACGAATCTGTTTTTAAGTGCGTTGTAGTTTTGGAGGACTTCGGCTGAGGAGAGGGCGCGATTGTACACGCTAGATGGGCCAATTCCGCCGTTCCAGAATGCGTCTGTAGCTTCTCTGTTTCCTATACATAAGGTAGCTCCAGTATAGCTAAGACTTGTTGCCGATCCAGAGTTGGTTCTAGTAATGGCAGTATCAACACCGTCGATATACATTTTCCATGACGACGCAGCGCGACTACCAGAGTATGTAAAAACAACATTATACACCTGACTTTGATTCATAGAAAAAGAAGTGGACGTCAGCAATTCATACTGAGTCGAAGTGTCACGCAACCAGAACCTAGGTTTAAGTCTTTGGTTTGCGGGTCCATTAATTATAGCACAAGCTTTAAAGTTTCCGCCTGACTCGATTGGGCCAATAGCAATGCCAAATCCGTCCGTGTCTGAAAAGTTAGGTTTAATCCAGGATGAATATGTAAAACTATCAGAGAACTCAAATTGAAGGTTGGTTGGTACGCTATTAGACGTGTAGTTACATGTATCGTCCGCACCATCAAAGTCTATTAAAAAACCAGATATGGCGGCCCCAGAATCCATGGTTAATGATTCCCCGTTAATCAAGTCGGATACAGTAGCCCCGCTACCAGGATACGACTTACTGTTCCCTGCGTCTACATAGAATACCAACCCATCGGTTACGATAGGTGCATTATTTGCAAACCCACCCATTTAGATGTCTGCGTTAGGATCGGTCCAGTCAGTCCCAGCCAACAGCGTAAGAATATCTGCGTGAGTGTACTCCTGACTGCGCGTTGTCAAAGCTGTTACTGAGGCGGGCATGTCACTTTCGTACTTCACAAAGCTCTGCGTCTCTGCTAAGTTCTTTCTCAGCGTGGAAGCTGACGTCTCCATGACCTGACTAAAGTCAATTGTATTTACCTCTGTGAGATCAAAGACTACGTATTTTCTATTGTCGAAGCTCATTGTATTTAATTTAAGACTCCCAGTTAGACGGGTCTGGGTCAGGTTCAACTAACGAGTAAATATAGTTTACCCTATCCACCAGAGCATTTACCACTTCAGACAAATTGCTTTGATCTGATTCCAAAGACGGAACTTTGCTTAAAATCCCTTTGTATTGAGTGTTTGATGACATGATTACGTTGCTGTTACTTCGATCATAAATACAGTGTTGTAAGTAGCTCCTGGATTAGTAGGGGCATGACTGACAATTAATATTCCCGTGTCTTTATCTCCGCTATAGGAGATATCGGAGTTAATTAAGATTGGCTTGATGGTGGCGCTCGAAGAATCAAAGGTGTACGATACTTTACCTCTGAATGTACAAGTTGTTGTCCCGTACCCAGAAATATTTGTCTGGTCAAAGGTCCAGACCTCCATGTGTTGAGTCTCGCCTTCGGCGTTAGAATCGTAAGCCCTAATATTCCCCCTTAGATTAATTTTAGAGAAGTTAATTCCAGGAAGCAGATACGCTGTAGCTATAGAATAATTGTTTGCGGAAAGTGTAGCTCCAACTGAAGGTGTCCCGCTAGAATAAGTTAAAATAGTATTGTTTGCGCTTGTTTGATATCGCCCTAAAGACTGACCAGACATAGAGGACCTCCACTGCGTACCGTATGTAGACTGACTGGTCTGAGCTCCCTTACCAGAGATACACCCCTTATAAAAATTTAGATCAGGAATATCAACCCCAGTTGTGGTGTTTACAGTAACCTTTGGAAGACCAGAAACGTCGTTTACGCTGAAGATTGTCCCTGAAGTAGTTGTGTCTACTTGGAAGAGATCGTGGGTACCGTCGTGAATCGTGAAGGTATCTGCCGTTCCGCTTGAGTCAAGCTCAATATCGAGGTTGTACCCGTTGGTGTCGATTGTTCTGTCGGCGCTAAGAGTCTGATCCGCACCGCCTAATCCGCCTCCTGACGAACCCTCAAGACTAATCTTACCAGTGCTGTTGTCGTAAGTGAGTACGTAGTTGTCCTGACCGCTACCTACAGTCTGGTCAACGTCGAACTTAAAGTTGCCAAGCAGGACATCACCCGTACCGTTCGGTTCAATGTCAATATCACCATTCGAGGTGCTTACAATCTTATTGCCATTTACATCCAGGTTTCCGCCTAGTTGAGGCGTAGTGTCCTCAACTACATTTGACAAACCTCCAGAGGGATTGTCTACAAACTCGATTGCATTCCCAGCAGAGTTTACCTTCAAGAATTTACTAGCGGTAAAACTACCAGGCGTATCGCTGAGGCCCACAAATGTTGAAGACCCAGTTCCAGTGGTGGCAGCAATCGTAATGTTATTGGCATCCGTATGGGTAAGCGTTATGTTTGAACCAGCGTTTATGGTTATGTCTTGAGTGCCAGACCCAGCCCCACCCGTTGTGTTTCTAAGTATGATATCGTCTGAGCTATCCACAAAAGACAGCGTAGTCGTATTCTGAGTGTTTGTATCAGAGGTTTGAGCAACCCAGTCTAAGTTTCCGCTACCGTCAGTCTTCAAAACCTGGTTTGAACTGCCATCAGTATTTGGAAGTGTTAGCGTGTACGAGGCTCCTGCTGAGTGGGGCGGCCCCTTAATTACAATGCCATGGCTATTCTGCTCGCAGTTCAGAACAAACTGACCAGCACCTTTATCAGAGTTACCCTTGAATACAACCTTACCCGTGCCGTTGGGGTCTAAATCTATATCGCCGTTTGATGTTGTAACGATATCTTGACCATTAACATCAAGGTTTCCACCAAGTTGTGGTGATGTATCGGTTACTAAGTCTGTTGTATTGGTATCAGTTACCGTATTAGTAAAGGTAATCTTGTCGCCAGCTCTTGCGATGGAAAGACCTGTTCCAGCCTCAAGAACGATATCATCTGTAGCTGATCCTGCCGCACCGCTTTGAGTGAGTCTAATCTTTTCTTCGTCAGAGTTGTCCCCGTCTACACACGATATCGCGTAAGCGTTTTGAGTGTTAGTATTAGTAATGGTGCTACTGATAGTAACCGTACCATCCGATGTAGTCTCACAAGTGATGCCTGTTCCTGCGGCAAAGAAAAGGTCGTCGCCTTCAGTGATGGTAGTCGCGGTGGTATCGGTCGTAGCAGACACCGTAAACCCACCGCCCATTGTATTGGTGTCACTAACAGTATTGGTGAAAGTAATCTTATCACCAGCTCTTGCGATACTTAAACCTGTCCCCGCCTCTAAAACTATGTCGTCAGTAGCCGCTCCATCTGCACCACTTTGAGTCAACCTAATCTTCTCCTCGTCGGAGTTATCTCCATCCACGCATGATATAGCATAGGAGTTTTGAGTATTCGTATCAGAAGTTATCTGACTTGTAAGGGCAAGCGTACCTGATGAGGCAGGCACACTTATCAGCGTGTTGCCTGAATTAGTGTTGCGAAACTTTGCTTTTGCGCTACTGACACCTTCAATTGCTAATGACGCTCCTTGCTTAACTATAAAGTCAGCTTCATTTGCCGTAGTTGTTCCATCTAGATGTAATGCAGTAAAAGCTGTCGATCCCGAAGAATCTGTGGCAACCACAAATTCAATATCACCTGGGCTAGACTCGTCAATGGTAATACCAGTAGTATTAAACTTAAGGCTAGATGATGAAGCACCTAAGTTCAAAACACCTTTATCTGTAGATGTCCCGTCACCAACAGAAGTGAGAGTGGTAGAAGAACCACCCTTAAGCATGGTGACTAAGGCGTTCAAGTTTGAATCATCAACAAACTCAATGGCATCACCATCTAGATTTACCTTCGCAAACTTATTGGCCGTGAAAGAAGACGGGGTGTCAGAAAGCGCTAAAATATTAGAAGCCCCACCAGGAGCATCAACGAACTCAACAGCATTACCAGCTGAGTTCACCTTCAAGAACTTACTAGCCGTAAAAGATGGTGGGGTATCGGTAAGCCCTGTAAATGTAGTGGAACCACCAAGAGGTCTTAATACAGAAACGTTATTGCTTACCGAAGGGACAGTCACTACGGTCGTGGTCCCACCAGTCGATATGGTAATATTGGTTGCCATTATACACTTACGTCTTCATTGATTTTAAACGTACCGTAAATTAAAGTGGTGACTTTATTAGATGGTACAGAGCTATTATCCGTCATCTCAATGTCGTAAACGTAAAGACCAGCAGGTGCAGAAGCCATATTAGCTGCTGTAACGAAAAACCTAACGATACCATCTGTGGGTGCTTGTTTAGCATCAGTGCTTGTCAAGGTAGTTCCAGCAGAGTCTTTTACAGATATGTGCTTGCTGTCGGAATCATTATCCAAAGTGCTCAGTATGATCTCAGCATTGCTGTCACCAGATGATGAATATGCCGTCCCGCCATCATCAGTAGTTCTAACCTCCATTTTAAAGGTGTCGTTATTAGCGACTATTGAGGCTGGAGTGGCTGAATTATCTTTCAGCGTCAAAGACAAATCAAAGGTGTCGCCTTTTTTGCAAGTAATGTCCACCCTCTGAGAAGTATCTAAATTTACCGTAGCCATCTTATCCTAATATTTCTGATGTTATGTCACCCATTTGCTGCTCACCCTCAAGCTCTCCTCTCTCCCCCTGTCTTTGAGAAATAAGCTTGCTTTGCTCTACTGCCTGCTTCTTTACTCTTTCGTCCTTTCTGTCATCCTTCATCGTTTCTATCTGAACGCGATTCTGGGTTTCTGATTGAGATCTGTTAGAGTAAGCCTCGGCCTTGATCATTTCAATCTCTTTTTTAAACCCGTGCTTAACTTCTTCTAGCTGAGCTTCGAGTTGAGCCTTGAGCTGTAGCTCTTGTGCCTTGAGCTGCGCCTCCATCTGCATCTCTTGCTGCCTAGCCTCAGAAGAGGCTTGCGCTGACTGCTGTTGGATCTGAGCTTGCTGTTGAGAGTTTTGCATGGCGGTCTGCTGCTGCTGAGCCATGCGCTTCTTACGACGAACAACGAGCAGCCTCTCTGCCTGATTGATGTCTTTGAGTTGTCGAACCGCAATAGCATCTTCTAAGTCGATCTCTTTCTGACCAAGAGCAATCTGAATGTTTTGCTCCAGGTACTGACGCTCGGCTTCTTCCATCTCTTTCACGACGGTAACACCGAAGTTATACATGGCAAGGTTCCTGAACGAAGTAAGGACGCTCATGTTTTCTTTGCCGATAGCGTTTTCGTACATGCGGTACAAAACAGAATCGGGGTGAATTACCTGGACGCACTTAATGATGTCATTGCAAACCTTCTTGTACAAAACCATAGAAGAGTTTGTGATATCGTAGATAGCGTTGTTGGCAGCAGCCAAAGCTTGCTGTCTCACACCCACCAAAGAATCAGCTTTCGGAGTAGATGCATCCATCACCTCGTTGATCCCTGTAGCGTCTCTGATCATACGCAAGTAGTGATTGTAAAGACCAATCAGCTCGTTGATGTTTCTGATGCTATTTCCAATCTCTCTAATTGGAGGATTCTGGAAGCCGCCCTCTGGGTTTTTACTTCTGTAGTAAAAGACACCTGTCTGTTCGTAGATATCGTGAAGATCTAACGGCTGGAGCTCTCCTCCCTTCCCAAGCTGTACATTTTCTAGACCCTCGATATCGATGATGATTCCGTCTGGCTTTGCCTTCGCTACCGCCTGCTGGATCTTGAGGTGAGTAAGCTGAAGCTGATCAGCAAAACCGATGCAGCTATCCACCATAGACTTAGGCATCATGTCCAAGATGTTGGTAGAGCAAACAGAATACGAAAGGTTGGTGCGAGAGATGTCGTGGATATTCTTCGGGATATTTGTCTTTTTCCCGTAGTCAAACACGAAGTCAGTCCCCAGAATGTAGCACCCGCCATATACAGAAGCATTCTCAAGCTTCATCACCTCTCTGTTAAACACAGAGTTCTGAGGCGCTTTATATGTTTGACCTTTAGAGTAGAAACCTACGTTTCCGTACTTGCTCTCTTTTGACTCAAAGAACTCACAGTCAACAGAAATAAACTCAAAGTCTAAAATATCGATCATGTACTCATCATAACCAAACTTAGAGCTCTTGTTTACCCTGTCGTAAGAAGACTCATAAAGCTTGCCTACATCGTATCCACTTTTCTTTTGTGCTTTCTGAGCAATCTCTTTGTATTGCTCTTCCGTAAACTGATCACCCGCAACCCTCTTAAGTTCTTGTATTGGTATCTGTCTTACGTGCCCAGCATAGACGAGATCGCTAAAGTTTGGATCTTCTGTAAAGCTGTGAACGAAGCTGGTGGGATCAACATAGCTCGTCTTCAGTCCCTGTTGGGGGTCGTTGTCTCTCTTGACCACCGCCATGCCTAACACCGCGAGATCATTAACGCAACGCCTTAGAATATTCTCATTGAACTCATTCCAAGTCAAAGTCAAATTGGTAGCTATCTGAGCTGCAATCTCAGAAGACGACTTGATGTTGTTCCCAATAAATATCTCAGCTTCTTCAAGGGTGTCTGGGATGGCACTGGAATCCATACCAATAATTACTCCAGTCTTTTCCTCGATCTTCTTGATTTGATTCTTCGCAGAGATGAGCATCTCTACTTTTCTCTGGTCCTTATCTTTCTCAGAAGAAGAAATAGGATCAACAGCCTCAAGGTTTGGATATGGGCTGAGAGAAAGAATCTTGTTTACTACTATCCTAACAAACTTGGGCAGGATGGGAACTGGAGTAAAATCCAAGTTGAGCATACTGCCGTCTCCATTATTCGGGTCGAGAGAAGTAAGAAGCGACCTGTAAATCGTCGTGTCTTGCGTTCCGTTTGCATACCTTCTGTTTTTCTCAAAGGTCTTCTTTCTCGTGCCGTAAATAGAGTTCTGATAATCTATCTTTCCCCACTGCTGGTATATAGCCTTGGCGTATTTTAGGCCATATCCTAACCCCTGCTTTTCTTCTACAGGAGCTAAAGGATCTGGGAAGTTAGAAGAATTTTTATTGTTACTATACATCTGCAATGTGTGGAGTTATTTTAACTCCTTGCAAATATAGTAAAACTAAGAGTGCCAAGCTTTTGGCTTGTAAGTCCTAAAGAATTTCTTCTCCTGAAAGTTTGCTTTTTGCTTTTTCTTCTTTTGTTTTTGGGCTGCAAGCAGCGCCAAACCAGAACTAATCGTCAAGTCAAACTTGGTTCTTTTTTCAATCTTGTAGCCTATCCAGTCTTCTAGCGTCCTGTTAAAAATCATATTACCCATCTCTCCACTCTCCGCCCTTATGCCGACATGATCGTGGATGTAAGCTTCGATAGCTTGGGCATGAGATTGAATGACATCTTGTGAGTTAGAAGGTATGCCTTTTGTCCTGACATTAGAAGAAGCGTTTGGGTTCTTTAAGTGGTTTGGCCTATCCATTAAATAACCGTCGTAACCTCTTGATTCAAAGTATCTTGCAATGCCGTACTTGTTGTTTTCTATAAGTAGAGGATACCCGTAAAAGAACGCGCACATTAATACGTCTTCGTAGAAGATGCTAGCCAGATCTGGACGAGAGGCGTACTCCACAACAAACATGTTTGGCGGGACATCCATGTTGAATTTATTGTACATGTGCAGCGCACCTTTCGAACCTCTTCCATCTACAGTAGCATCAAGATCATAGGAGTCAACTCCGCCTACACCTATGTGACCATTCGGCGGAACTCGTTTGCCTCGGTCGTCAGCCTTGTTGTTTCTGAGGTGGTCGGGTGGCAGCCAAGCTACATGGAATCTACCGTTTGGATCTGGAGAGAAAACTACCTCTTCGTCTTTTGTCCTCCACACAAAGTTTCCTTTAACTATTGGATTGGGATATAAGGAATCGTTGTGCTCTATCTGCTGATAGATCTTACCGATATTAAACAGACTTCCTTCTATGCTGTCCCTAAATGCTTCGTCTTCGGTAAATGGAAACTGCCTGATAATCTCATTGAGCTCAGAGGGATCATCCTTAAAGGACTCCCGCTCATTTTTTAAATAGGACTTACTACCTTGATCTATAACCTCCCCGTCTATACCTATGATGTCCCCTCGAAACCTTATGCGCCTAGTGGTGCCAGGCATGTGGTTCGGAGGATTATCTACAACGGGATTACCATACTTATCAAAAAACCCCTCTAGAGCTTCGTATGCGGGGATGAAGATTCTGTACAGTCCAGACCTTGTTCGATCGTTATTATTTCTTTCGTTAGGGTCTGAGTCTTGCCACAGCCCTCTGTATTCTTCTCCCCCTTTGTTCATGGGGTTTACGGTGCTGCCTACGAGAGCCTTGCCGACTATGCGCTTACCAACGATTAAGCAGGTGCGCTCAATCCTCCACGCTTCACGTATATCTGTAGGCTTCTCCCACTTACCCGCCTCATCGAGATACAGCATGTGTAGCTTCTCTCCGTCGTATGCGTTGTTCGTAGTATTCTTCCAGTTGATTACCGTGTTGAGCGCGTCGCCCCTATAGGAGGTCTTGTTGTTTTTCGTGATACGCTTCGAGGGCTCGCGGAAGGCTAGCTCCACACGCGGGTTGGTAGTACCGTCCTGAATAGGCTTGAAGAAGAAAGGGTAGCTTCGAAAGATCGAAACCACTTTCTTCATGAATATGTTTTCCTGAGCGTCTTTACCAGTCTTCGACTGAATGCCCAACAGCTTCTCTTTAACTTGGCTAGCTTCATCAACAAGTACAGCAGAGCATATATTGGTGTAACCAGAACGACGACACTTAGTATAAAGCTGACCGAAACAGCGAGGATCAACCTCGCAAGCAACCATGTGAAGAAAGATGTCTCTTTGGAAAGCAAGGTATGATGGGTATCCGATATCGATTTTAGACCACTGTAGAAACATATAGTGTCTCCCTGTAATATACGTAGGTTCCCCATTGTTGTAAAACCAAACGCCGTCCCTCCTGCGTTGAAACTCTTTCTCGATGTATACACGAAACCTTGATCGAAACTCGGCAGGTTTCTCGAACCACTCATCCATACTTCGAATCCTCTGCAACTCTTCGGGCATAGGTAGGCGCTGCCACAGCTGCAGCTCCTTTGGCTGGTCATGGAAGAGTATCTCAGATCGCTTTGGTTTTTTTGGAAGGACAATAAGTAGCCCACTCGATTCGACGTGAGCTCCCTCTGTACCGTTAGGGTCGATCTTAATCCCTTTAGTCTCATATCCCTCTATATCTATAAGTACAGACATTTAATTTAATTCGTACACCCGACAGGACTCGAACCTGTGACCGTCTGCTTAGAAGGCAGATGCTCTATCCAGCTGAGCTACGGGTGCATATATTTATCTTTAAGTAACCAGCCGTATTGTCTTGATTATCAAAGTCATAGTCGTCCCAGTATATCAAACCACTGGGGCTATTTTGAGAATTTTTCTGCGAATCCACCTGAGTAGTCTTTTTCTTTTTCGATTGATCCATTGTCTTGTAGCTCTTTAACCATTTGTTCTAAACGCTGACGCTCTATCAGCAACTCTTTGCAGTCAATAGCTGTTTGTTTAATGGATTGTAATTCTGCTTTTCTTGCAGACCCTCCAGCTTCTGGGTCTACAGGTTTCTTTACTTCTTCAATCATATTGTTGATAGC